TCGGACTCCACAGGTTCGACTAGGCAGTAGTCTAAATCGAACTGCGGAGTTAATCCAGGGCGAGTCTCGCCTGCACAAGAATTTGTGCCGTCTCTAGCCATCGGCTGAAGGAATGAGCTCTCTGACGAGAGTTCTTCCTCAACCTCCGGTAAAGGCGGTACGCTTTCATTGCAGAGAGTCCTCGAATCGTGTTTGACATCCGATCCACTACTACTTGAGTGAGTCGGGTTCGATTCCAATCGAGATTCAAGGCAGCGTCTAAGAAGACGTTGACAGGTATCTTGATCGTTAGCGAACTCGCGCTCTCCTCGAGAACGTAAGTAGGATTTGATGCCCCACATGTTGAGGCAGGCGATTTCGTTTCCATCAATATCATCCTTTCTTTTGACAGGTTGATAGTGTAGCCTCTTCTGTTTGAAGCCACACGTATCTTTGTTATAACGAAGATGCGTAGTGAACAACAAACTAAGATGAGCTAACCCGGACCCCATAGAACGGGCCCGTGGTATGGTAGATCTCACCACTCGCCGGAGAAGATCACGTATAACTTGGGCAACGTGCCACTTACCTGTTAAATAAAACAGGTCAGCGGTCGCATTCCAAGCCATTACGTGCTCTGGTCCCCAGCTGTTATCCGCGTCATGCGGCTCTTGTCTGGCATATACGGGATTAACCGGATAGCCATTAAAGAAATCCGCACCACAAGACTCTCGAAAATTAGATTTCGAGAAAGACTTGTCGACGTTAACCTTGAGAGCGTAGCTCTCAAGGTACCGGATAACAAAGTCCGTGTATTCTACAGGGATAATAATATCATCCCCATAGATATCGATCAGTTTGCCATAGTGGCGAATAGACCGAGAACTCGGACGCGTACCATCGAGTTGATGCATGGCACTTTGGATAAGTGTATAAAACACCATCGATTCTACGGGAAAGCATAAAGCTGAACCCATAGAAGCGAACTTCCAAAGCACCAAGTTCGACCCGTCTGGTAACGTAGCATGAAGCGATCTCGAATCCTCGAGATAATCGAGGATACCTGAGTTCTTGAAGATACGACGAACCAAGTGCGAATGCACACGGTCCGAAGCATCTTTCAGGTCGATGGTCGACAATCGCTTATCAATGCTGCTACGGTAGGCGAGTACTTGATTGACCTCTTGTCGCTGAAAGCGAATGGAGGATCTAGTCAGGCTATTTTGCTCGAGAATGGGGTATATGTAGTCCTTAACGGACTGTTGCATATACTGAACATTCGCAGGCTCGATAGCAATTACTCGTGGCGCCGTTTGCGTCTTAGGGACAAATACTACACGTACGGGAAGTTCATCCCGGAGATGACAGTATTCGATCCCTTCGGTGCACTCGGCTCCTCTCCGACTTTCCTCTGCTGCGACTCCGTAATTGGGGTAACAGTGGAGGTCTGAAGGAAAGGAGTACTCTGACCTGGTATACCACTTTGCAAGCCGATACCTCTCGTTAGGGAGATAACGATCTGCAGTGAAACCAGGGCCATGATGACAAACAAGACTAAGGTAATCAAGCTCAGGAAAAACCTGAGCCCAAATGATTCCTGAAATCTTGTCAAGGATATTATCCTTTCTCTCAACTTGAGAGGTCAACATTCGGAGTTCGCCTTCGACTGCCTTGAAGTGATGTACAGCCTTCGCATTTTGCTTAGGTCTGCACTCTTTCTTTAGCTTCTTAAAGAAGCGACAGATTTGTCTGATCCAGTAAACTGTTTCAGGACACACTTCAGGCAAAAGCCTACCATCCTTATCAAACACACGTTTGAAGAAACCCGAGAGAAATCTCGGGAGCCTTCCGTGCCGACTAAAACTAGTCGGACATGTGAACGTCCCGTTCTCAATGCCTTGTTCAAGGGCATCAGAGAGACGAGGAAGGGTAATCGTTAAAAACGAAAGCCCTTCGTGTTTGCAACGATCTTCAACACGTTGAAGATCGCGTTCTACGGACAAGTCTAGGTCCAAAGCTGCTTGTTGCAGCAAGGCCTTGACGAGCATGGTCGGTCTTTTCA